CATGCGCGATCGTGTCTGATCTGGAATATGCTCCCTCAAAAAGAGAGCGGCAAGCAGAAAAGAGGCGCCAGCGACGCCTCCTCTCTCAAGAACTGCTTTCCCGAAAAGCCTTGACAAGATCCATGGCGTGGTCGGCTCGCAGCAGCGTGGCCTCGCCCATAACTGTATTGGGGCCAAAGGAACCAGCTATTTCCAGAAGCTGGTCCACATAAGTCTTGACCCACTCTTGAGGTATGGGCTGTCGCCTACTCATGCCTTCTTGGGCGCGTGCGGGCTGCCGATGTGAGATCCAGCACGCTTGGCCATCGCGGTGGCCTTCTCCAGGCCATGCTCTCGAACGAACTTACCCTGCTCGGTGATGTTCCAATTCTCAGTGGCCCAGGGGTTGGACGCGCCGACGTTGCCGCCCTTGTTGGGCGAGCCACCGGCTCCACCACCCTGACTCGGTGGCCACCAGTGTGGACGCTTCTCCTGCATGTCGATCAACCACTGCTTGGCGTCGGCGCCGGGGATCGCCCCAACGTCGTCCTTGACAAGCACCAGGTCTTCGTCCGTAACGTCGAACACCCGCTCGGCGAGCATCAGCACGTCCTCGTGGGCTGTGTCAAGAACCTTCGGCTCAACCGCCATGGCCGCGCGCAGTGAGTCATGAATTTTGCGGATACGGTCCTTGCCCTCGAAGCCAGTGATGGACTCAGCCTGGGTGCCGTTGAGCTTCTCGAGCTCGTCGATCCGTCGCTGCAGCGGGCCAGTCTGTTGTGCCAGGCGACCCTCCACCAGCTCGTTGATCTTCTCTTCGGGGATCTTGCCGCCCTTGCCTGCCGCCTCTGCAGCAGCCTCGAGCTCTGGGATCCGGTTCAGCCTGGTGTTCACGTCCTCGTGCTCCCAGTCGCCCCAGATCGCCAGCTTGTCCTTGACGCCCTTGTGGTCGGTTCGCTCCTTGCGGAGAGCCTCGTTCAGCCGGTCTACGTCGGCCGTGGTCTTGATTCCATTGATCCCGGTGAGCTCCCACTTGCCATCACGCTCGGTGAACAATTCCTTGTGGGCCTCGGGGATCTCGTCTTCTTTCTCGTAAATGGCTTCTAGCGGCATCGCTAGTGCCCTCCTCTACTCCGCATGGGCGCGGACCATTCCGCGCCCTCCATGCTCCTCACGTGTCCGTTGTTAGGACACGTCTCCATTGGCCGTGCCGTCAATGACGGACTGCCAGAACCGTGCGGTATTGTGGACCGACGTATTGACTCGAGTGCCGGTGGCCGTGAGGTAGTTCACAACCACGTCTTCCATGGCGTCGGCCAGGGTCTCCACGACACACACCAACTGGTGAACGCCGGTGCCCGCGTCGGCCAGGGTGACTGCCGTGCCGGCCTCAGCCAGTGCCCTTGTGGTGGCCACCGAGAACGTGTCGTCGGTGAGCCGGATGATGAAGTAGTCGGTACCGTCGGCTCCATTCTCGAGGAAGACAGCCGCGCCGGCCCACGCGCCGGCCGCTGCCTCAGCAACAGCGATGGCGTCACCGAGGGCGGAGTCCAGAGTCACAGCCTCCACGAGGACCGTGCCGTTGCCGGACGACGCCTTGACATTGGGGTTGCCGACCATGTCCACATCGTAGGCGGTACCAGCACCCGGCCCGAGATTGATGGCCGCTGCGAGGTTGACCCCTGCGATGACGTCCGAGGCGTTGACGTCCACGTCGCCGTCGGCGGCTGGGACGTTCTGCCAGGTATAGATCTTTCCGTCAATGGTCACGGTCTCAGTCGCGATATCGGTGGACGGGCTGTAAACCAGGCTGGAGTGGACAGCGGGCACCATGCCAGACGGTGCGTCGGCGTTGGTGGTCATCACCTTGTATGGACCCGCGCCCGTCGCGAGGCCGTGGCCGGTGGAGGTGAGGATGTCGCCGGAGGTCCGGGCGAACTCCTTGGATGGACCCATGGGGACCTTGGGTCCGCCCATGGCGGTCATGAATAGCGCTTTGGTTGTCATCGGTAATCTCCGTAGGGTGAGGGTGGGTGCTGCACAGGTTTAATTCCATTCATCCTATTTGACAAGGCTTCACGCCTCGCTGCCGGGCATGTCCACGTAGCAACCACGCCAGGTAATTGCCCTCTTTGGACTGTTCTTCAGGCCCGGAGCATAAACACGCACCCAGAGGGTGCAGCCAACACTGGCCGGGTATCTTGTCTCAACGATTGCCTCGACAATGGCCTCTATTGGGTTGAAGCGATTGTACATGACGTGGATGCAGGGGATCCGTGGATCCAGGAACACTGCCTTGAAGATCTTTCGCGCACGCGGTTCGTCGGTAGCGCCCATATCTCTAGCATGTTGAATCTGACGCACACCGATCCAACCGTCCTCGTTGTCAAGACAGAACCCCACCATGATGAGCCGCGACCCGACAATCGGGTCCACCTCGTCCGGTTCAGCGAGAGCCTTAGAGCAGCCCAGGAGCAGGACGCCCAGGAACACAAGGAGACAGACAGCAGCCAACAGTGGTCCATGCAGCGGCCAGCGTGGTGGTTCATATCTCATATGAAGTCTCCTGGATCAAGCCCCGCGTTGATGAACGCGGTGCGGTGGAGAGTGGCAAGCTGTGACAGGTTGAGCTGCTTGCCGGCATCGTTGACGAAGTTGTCTACCTTGAGGCCTCCCTTGCGGAAGAGCCGTCCCTTGGTGCGGCCGAGCACGTCGTCCTGGAAGCCGGCGCTCTGCCGTGTCAGCCAATCCTGATATGTCACCTTCGCCGGCACCGTGCCGGTCAGCTCCCGCACGCGGCCACGCTTGAAGTCGTCGAACGCGCCCTTGGTGCCGCGAGGCAGCCCGTCCCTGGTGGTGGCCTTGATGCCCTTCCCCTTGGTGAATTCGCGCACGAGCATCTGCTCCGACACTGGCTTCGACGGCCGATTGCCGATGACCTTGCCGTCGATCACAGCGGTGCGCAGGGAGCGGCACTGGATGTGCATGGGGGGAATGTCTCCCTCGCCGACCGGGAACCGCTTGCCGTCCAGACTCTGGCAGATCGGCGTGGTGCGGTTGTCCAGGGTGGCGACGAACATCTCCTCCGTGAAGATGTTCTTGTTTGCTACAAAGAACTCCGTGCGCGCCGCGTTGCTGACGCCGCTGACCATGGTGCGGGTGACTGCGGTCGCCTGGTTGCGGGTGATCTGTGTCACGCCGTCCTGGCCTTTCAGTCTGACGGTGCCGACCACACGCCGGGCGATCGCCCTTGAATCCTCGCCGGCGACCATCCCAATCTTGACCTGGTCCCCTATGCGGGTCAGGTCTGCCTGGCGCACACTGCTCGCCCACTGTCTCAGGTTCTTCCCGTGGAATGGCTTGTGGGTGACGATCGCACGCAGGCGCTCTGGGGTGGGGAGGAGCGTATCGAGGATGACCGGGGAGACGGTATTGAGCAGGCCCTGCACAAGCAGCGGCTCGGCCCGAGCCAGTGCCGTCAGCTCCTCGAACCATACCTTGTCTACCTGGTTCCATGCCTTCAGTCTCGTGGCCTTGATCGACCCCAGCAGCGTGTTCAGGCGCCGCACGTCGGCTGGGGTGTTGAACCCTGTGGATGGCGCCAGCCGGCGACCGATTGTCGCCGCGATGTCGGCCTCAGTGGCGTCGAGCAAGGTAACTACCTTCTTGGTGATGCTGTTGCTCAGCCGGAAGAGACCTATCTGGTGGCGTATGAGAGCGTCGAGGAACTCCTCGTTCACCGTACCCATGCGGCTGCCTCTGGGTTGTTGCTATTCGTCGTCAGGGTTGGGCTCGTCAGAATCGTCCTCCTCGGGTCCGTTGGGGTCGGTAGCCGGCTCCGGCACCAGGTCGGCGACCAGCTCTAGCTCCAGGATCATCTGCTTCACCTCCTCCTCGAACGTCTTGGACGTGAGGTCGCGGTCCCGCATGATGTCGTGGATGCTCTCGAGAGAGAACGGTGCCCCGAGCGACTTGGCGGTCATGTACTCGACCAGGGTCTTGCCTTCGAGCGCCTCGTCGGTGAAGTCCAGGTTCGGGGTGACGATCACCTCTTGGTCGTTGGCCCCGACCCACCGGGCGATCATGCGCAGCGACTGCTGCAGGCCGAAGGCGCCGGCCAGGGCCACCTGGTTGAGGGTGGCTGTGCGCGCGGCCACGCGGATCTTCAGGGCGTCGCCCGACTCACGCTCACGGCTCACACTGTCAAGCATCTGCCCGCCCTTCTGGCTAGCCCGGTTGTTGTCGTTCTGCAGTGCCTCGCGCATCTCACTGAGACCACTGCTATCCACGCCGATGAACTTGGCGTCATGGCCCTGGCCAGAGGGTAGATGGATGAAGCCACCCGCGCCTGTTCGATAGGTGGTTTCTTCTTCACCACCGATCACGACCAATGTGTCTTGACCCTGCATGAACAGGGCCTGGCGGTAGTCCGCCTCACCACGGTAGATCGTGAACGCGAGGTTCGCCAGCCCCAGGAGCGGAGGCTCCTCCGGCTCGGGGACCACGTCCTTGCTGTTGATGAATGTGAAGGGGATCTCGTCGAGGGTCGTGCCCCGGATGCTCGGCTCCACCTGGTTGGCCAGGTTGAACGTGGCGTCGACCTCTCGGTAGACACCTACGTTGTAGATGCCCTCGGCCACGTTCTGGTGCGGATCGCCGAGTGTCAGGACCCGGAACTTGCGCTGAAACTCCCACTCAAAATTGCGCACGCGCTCGAACTCACTCTCGTTCAGCGCCACAAAGTTCAGCTTGTCCACGACCAGGCCGTCGCGCAGGCCCTCGTCCCAGTTGATGATGTCCTCGGCCTGGTATAATGCGATGTAGGGGATGGTGGGGGAAGCCACATCAGGCATGTCAATCAGGAGGCCGAGCCGCCCGGTCACGAGCTGCTCCTCGTTGATGCGCCGAAGCAGCATCTGCAGGCTCTCGTGCCGCAGCGTGGCCATCTCAATCAACGGGTCCATCACTGCCGGCACCTCGATGGTGGCAGGCTTGTTATGCATCACTCCGAGCATGGCCTCAACGCCATCATTCACGACATCCGGGAACGCCGCTCTCAGGCGGTAGGCATTGTATTGCTTGAAGCCAAGCTGGGTAGGCTCCATGCCATCGGCGACCATGCCGGCAGTCGGGGGAAGGTAGGTCGTCCCCTTCTCCTTGACGATGCGCTCACCGCGATAGCAATCGCGCATCTTGATCCAATCCGCCAAGAACTCCATGTAGAGAGGATGCTGGCTGTCGACACCAGTGCCTGTCGCGCCAGACGCGACACTGCCCTGCGCCGCGCCAACAGAGGTTGTGGTGTGAGCCATGCGTTCACTTCCTCACGAGGTGGAGATGCAAGTCATCGCTTGTAACGCGCGCTCGCACAAGTCAAATTCTACCACATGCCGATGTGCGTGCCGGTGGTGCCCCGGTTGCCGACCTGTCGGACCCGGTAACGAGTCTCGTCACCTTGGTGATCCTCGGCGTTCGTGTCCACATCGTCCATGTCCTTCTCGTCACGGGGGAGGGAGGGCACCGTCCGCTGAAACTGTTCGCAGTGGTCCAGGACGAAGAGTCCAGGGTGCTCGCGGGGACGCCCAGGGGAGGGGTGCGCGGCCAGCATCATCTTGCGCATGTGCTCCCAGCCGGTCTTGCGGCTGCCGGCTCGCTTGTCCGCCGCGACGAACTTCACGCCCTTGTGCATGTTCGGCCCGATCCGGACTGGCTTCCCCATGTCCAGGGCGATTGACATCCCGTTCTCCACGTTGTAGATGGAGCTATCAGCCGGACCCGCCCTAACCCGGATGATCTCGTTCGGCCCATGCCCCGATCGCAGCCCCCACAGCAGCTCCCTCTCCACGATCCCCTTGGCGATATCGACGGCCAGCATGGTCAGGCCCTGGTTGGGGCGCCCGCTCCATCCGTACCACTCGGCGATCCGGAACAGGTCCCCGCGCACTGTTGACACGATGCCCTTGCCGGGGATCTCTACGTCGCTGCCATCTGACTGAGCCCACCAGCCCACACTGAACGGTGCCGAGCTGCCCCAGTCGAACGCGCGGTCGATGCGCCAGGTATGTGGGGGAGTGAACTTAGGCACGACATTGTGCAGCACGTTCCATACATCACCGAACATGCCGCCCGCCACGATGTCCCAGCTCCCCTCGAGCCAGGCCTCTGACATGGCCGGCGACGTGGACGCGGCGACGATCGTCTGCTCGTAGTCCGGGTCGGCAGCCAGCAGGATCTTGTTCTCTCGCAGGTGGCCATAGACGGCGCAGCGTGGACGCTCCTTCCTGCCGTTCTCGTCGGTGGGGTTGTCAATGAACAGGATCCTGGTGCGCCAGGCGCCGTTGTGCAGGCGGAACCGCTCCTTCACCCACGAGTGCCCCGCCCCGTATGGGTTGGTTGTGGCGCGCACCATCCGAGGCACGCCTGGAGTGGAGCAACGACAGCAGGCGAACATCGAGGTGTAGCAGTCCGGGGCATTCCAGTTGCACAGCTCCTCGAAGCCGATGAACGGGTACTCGTGGCCGTGGTAGTTCCAATAGTCACCGGGTCGGTTCATGTGCCGGAACATCAGCACCTCGCCGGTGTTCCACTCCCACTGCATCTTCGTCTTGTTGAACTTTGCCGACCTGCCAAATATCTGCCGGAACCACTTCTCCGACTTGGCCTGGATGTCAGCGAGCTGCGGGTAGGTCTGGCGGAAGATGACGCCACGCCACGCGGCGCCGTGCCCCTTGCCGACGTGCTGGGCGTAGTCCATGAGCAGCCCGTCCGTCTTCCCTGGGCCGCGTGTGCCGTGGTAGAGCACCTCGAAGATGTCAAGTTTCATGAAGATCTTCTGGCTACCGTTCTGGGCCTCCCAGATGATCTCCTTGCCGTTGACATAGCGCTTTGGTTGGACGAGCTCCTCTTGCGCCTGCGCCACCGCCAACCGCTCGTCGAACGCCGACCGCTCCTCAGGGGTCGGCTGATGTGCCTCGGTCACTCGCCTGCCTTCTTCAGCGCTGCCTTCTTGGCTGCCTTGCGCCGGTCCTCCTCCTCATCGAACTTGCGGCCTACCTCGTTCATGGCCTCGGCCTCGACACGGACCTCCTCCGCTGTCTGGTCCGGTTCAACCCGCAACACACCACCGCCCATCCCGGTGAGCTCCAGCGAGCCCTTGTCCCGGTAGTCTGGATCGAGCCGCTTCATCTCGAGGATCTGAATGGGGGTAGGGTACACGCGCTCGATCTTGATGACGTTGCCCTCCTTGTCGAGGGTCTCCTTCAGGACGCCCTCAAGCGACAGGTCACCGACCACCTTGCCGATGTACTTGTCCCGGTACGTCTCGAACGCCTCCTCGCGGGCCAGGACGAACTCCTCATCGTTGTTCATATGCTGGCGCACGGTCTCGAGGCAGACACCGGCAGCTCTAGCGGCGTCGCCCTTGCGCCCGTGAACGGCGTATTCGGCGAGGTAGATCTGCTTCTGGTCATCGTCGAACTTCAGTCGGCTCTGCTGGAGTTTCACCCGCCACTTGGACTGGTCTGCCTCGACGTTGACGACCTTGCCCGTGCTTGACGGCTGCTTGCGCTCGGCCTTCTTGGCTGCCGGTTTCTCGGCCGGTTGTTCGGCCGGTTGTTCGGCCGGTTTCTTTCTACGCGCCATCGCGTCCTCCATTCTGCCCGCCCCGGCTGGTTTTCTACCCCATTCTGCCCGCCCCGGTCGGCTTTCTACCCCATTCTGCCCTCGCCGGTCGGCTTTCTACCCCATTCTGCCCTCGCCGGTCGGCTTTCTACCCCATTCT